GCTAGTGTTGGACTATCTACAATACCACCTTTGGCAAGTTGAGGAATAGTAGGTACTTTTGCGAGTTGCACGCTGCCGCCTTCAAAAATAGTCTTTCCGGCGATTTTCAAACCGTCCCAAGAAAACTTCATTCTGTCGTTAATCCAGCCGGCAAATTTGTTGAATTGCTGAATAACAACGTTTAGAGCATTTTTAAAAGTTGTCTTTAGAGTATCCCCCAACTCTTCAACTTTTCCCTTAAAGGGGCTGAGTATAATGCTGATTCGCTCCATAAACGTACTGAATAGAGTTTTGATGCTTTCTAATCCGCTATCGATTAAATTCTTTGCTCCTTCTATAGCATCACCAAAATTGTCCTTGATGGTGTCTTTAATTATGCTAATCAGAGAAGTAACGCCTTCCCACCAAGAATCAATAATTTTTCGTATTCCTCCCCAAGCCCTATCCCAGTCACCAGTGAACACACCTGTGAGGAATTCTGTCAGCCCGTGCAAAACACCAAATAAAGCTTCAAGTCTAGTTGTTATAATTTTAGTTACAAACTCGAATATCTCCCATATACTTCTTAAAGCGTTAGATATTGCTATTACTACAAAGCTGCCTATCCACCCGACAAAAGGCGAAATATGCTTGTATAAATTCGATATTAGTTCAATTACTGAGCCACCAAAATCTATTATCTTTTTTGCTAGGGGCTTGGTGTAATCCTCAACCAGCTTGCTGAATTGGTTGGCTATTTTGTTGATTGTAGGTGCTAAGTATTGGGCGTAAGCTCCCGAAACTTTTGTAAATACCGTGTTAAACCCCTCACCAAAGTTGTCTATAGCAGGCTCAATATATTCGTCGTAGCGTTTTCGTACATGTTCAAACACATCGCTCAAGAAGTCTCTGATAGTTCCTGTGACAGTTTGTGTCGCAGATAGAGTATCATTTAAGACTGACTTTAGGTTTTCTTTATTGTTTCTAATCGAGCTAATGATGTTTCGCATTATATCGTTGCCAGATTTCAAGCTCATTTCAAGTATAAACCCGAAACTCTCTGAAAATATTGCCTGAAAATCTTTCCCGATCTGTTTTGCTGTGTCGCTTCTGAAAACAGAAGCAATATCATCTATCACGCCCATTAATTCCTTTGTCAATTGGGCTCTTTCTTTACCAAGGGCAAATATAGTAGGGAATTTCTTTTGAAACTTGCTGAAAATCGAATCCATTTCATCTGTAATCTTTTTTGTGGTAGTTTTCAAGTCTTCCAGTGCGCTAGGCTGGATTGCTTTGGAACCGCCCCCGCCCGCTGTCGAACTGCTGCTTGTCAATATGTTCAATTGGTCGAATCCAGCTATTGACCTTTTCGCTTGCTTTCCAGCCTTTTCGATGGCATTTCCTTGATCTGTTATTGCTTCGGTCTGGTCTTCAATCGCTTGTATAGAGGTTGCTTTGCCGAAGATTGATTCAGATATAACCGCCAATTGTGCTGTAATTTTCTCAAGTTTGTTTGCGAGTGCTGTAAGCGCCGGTAACACCGCATTATAAATTGGCAAAAACGCTTGACCTAAATTCAGTTTAATGTTCTCTAAGCTTGCCAGGAATCTAGCTTGCTTCGTCTGTGTTGTATCTGCAAGTGTGTCACCGTACCTTTTGTACGCCTGTTCAAGTATTGCCGCAAGTCTGATTTGTTGCTGTGTCCTGAAGTCAAGTTGATTCCACGTTTTCCCGTTTGCAAACTTTTTGAAAGCATCCGTTGCTTCAATCATTGAAATATTTGTGTAAATCCCCAAATCTTCAATCGCTTCTGTGGACCCGAGCATACCTGAGCGGATACGGTTAGCAACATCTTCATATGTACGTCCTGTCTTGCTAGAGATTACGGCCGCTGCCTTCATAAGATTTTCGGTTTCGCTTGCTACTTGCTGCGTGTCGGTCATAAAGCTTCCTAACAGGTTGGAAAATGTTGAACCATAAGCGTAGGCATCCTTGCGAGCCATTCCCAAGGCTTTAGACTGGGTTTTTACAAACGTATTATAACTTTCTGCTGCCTTGCCCATGTTTCGGTAGATGTTGTCCATTGACGATTCTACTGTCATTGCCATCTGCGTTGAGGATTTAATGAGTTTTGCTATAGCTACGCTGCTTAGAGCCACACCGAATGCCGTCAGAAATTTATTTATTGATGCTTGGAAGTTCTTTATGCTTGACTGTGTTTTTGCCATTGATTTATTGACAGAAGTTTCGAAGGTTTTTAGTTTGGTTTGAGTTTGATTTAATGCTTTGTTGAGATTAGAGAAGTCTGCTCCGCCTCTAACTATAAAATTGCTTCGAGCCATTTATTTTCACCTCCCCGCCGAACAGTGCATTTAACGCTTTGACCTGAGCCAACATTTGTTCATTAGTCATTTCTTTAGCTGGTTTAGTGTCAACTTTGAGTATCTTTTCAATATCTTGTTGCTTTATTTTCTTTTGCCACACCCAGCGACTTATTAAGAATGCTTGCTCCACTAATAGTGCTTTTTCAATTTGCAAGTCGTGTTCTTTCCGCAGAGAATAACCCCTCGCGACTATCGAAAACTCGTAAGGGGTCATTTCCCAAAAATCAGATATAGATATGCCAATGAAGGCAGCGGTTTCGAGTGCTTTTTCTATACAGAACTCTTCTTCGCTGCCTTCTATCCGTTTTTTCCTTCTTCGTCTCCTTGTTTTGTTCCGAACGCAGCTTGCAATGCTTCTCCCATTGCTTCAATTACAGTTTGAACATCTGAATATTCATCCACCAAATCCATCACTTTGTCAGGTGTCAAATCCTTATCTTCATGTTGAAGTCCGGCCCAAATTATTACTGCTGTATCCTCCATTGTGAGATTATTCATGTCAACTTTGCCGATTGGGGTTTTGAGTTTTTTCTCTATTAGAGAAATAGCTTTCATGCCGTATTTGAAATTTCTTGCCTTATCTAATTGAATTGGACAATAGCTCATTTATGCATCCTCCGTTTCCTTAGTCATTCTTCATCAATTGACAACACAGGGCAACCACTCACCTTGATTGTTGCACCAAATGTAATCGTGCCATCCACGTCAACATCTCCAACCTTGAACCCTGTTACAACGCCTTGAAACTCCCATGTTGCCTTTGGAGTTGTTGGAAATTCTATAGTGTATTCCTCTGGCTGTCCCTCGTCTAGGCTCGTTTGCATAGCTAATTGTCCCGCATCCTCTGGCCTGAAATATCCTTCTATAGGAACTTCTCCGCCATCTTTGAAAGAACCTATGAATTCTCTGTAGCCACCATCACTGTCCAATGTGGTGACGTCCATTGTGTCGGCGGTAATCTCAATACCACCAATTGAAGTGAGTCCGCCTATGTTTTGAGCTCCTTTTTTAAGGACCGTACCTAGCGCCCTTGTGGCTTTTCTTGCTTCTTCTGCCATATTTTATTCCACCTTTCTAGAAATAAATTGTAAAGTCAATAATACCTCTATTGACTTTTAGTTCATGTTCGTATTGTTCGGTTACATTATTGATGTCAACGTCTTGAATATAGATACCGTCTTCGCCTATATAAGTTCCTGGCAAAGACATTAAAAAATCCTCAACCTTTTTGGTTAAGGATTTCATATCTGCGTATTTCGTTGCCATCACCGAAAACATATAACTTAGTGCCTGTTTCTCCGTGAATCCGTCAAGAGTTTTTACTCTGTTGGTATTGATTCTTGCATAAACTAGGTAAGGTTTTGTCGCAGTCTCTGGGGCGTTTGTGGGGTAGATATTTCCTGCAAGCTCCGGTATTTGATTTTCAAGTTCGTATCGCAATGCTTTTTCCATCTACTTCAACCCCGCTTTCGCTATTTCAGCATCAATTTTCTTTTTCATTTCTGATACTATAGTCTGTTGTATTTTTGATGTATTTTCAATTAAGCTATCAGAAATAAATCTATAACCCGGTATGTAACGACCATTCTTTGCAAAGAACCCATATTCCTGAGAAACAGGATAGTAACCTGTAACTTTGCCCTCTGCATTTTTCTTCTGAAATACATCATTCATAGCACGATCAAAGACAATTCTATAAACCTTCTTGCCTTTTGCCTTAGCCTTCTCACCAGCTAGAATTATCCCTTTCTTAAGAGCTCCAGTATCATAAGGTGCATTAGCCCTTGATTGTTTAAGAACTATATTCATTCCTTTCTTTGCTGAACTGGTGACGTGTTTTTG